TGCGATATTGCACCAGCCAGCCGTCGGTGGTCTGATTCTCTTCGGGAGTAAAGACCTTCAGCGCGTCATGTTTCACGACCTGCAATACAGCAGAGGGGTGGATAATCATGAAGTTGATGTCTCTGCCGGTATCGGGGGTTTTGGCATACCCGCCAGCATCCACGCCGGTCGTGCCAGCGTCCAATTTCACGCCCTTGTAGAAGCGGCCCTGTGGGACCATGACCACGTCCATGCCGCTGTAGCGCATAACGCGCTTGTCAACGTTGTTCTCGTTGGCTAAGAAGCGGCTGACCTTGCCTTCAAGCATGTGCAAAACAGCATCGCTGACGTAAAGGATGCGGCCTTCGCTTGGTACTTCGTCCTCGTCCAGAGCTAACTTTGCGTCGTCCAGAGCCTCGATGACGGAGTTAGCGTCAAGTGTGCCAGGAGTGGCAGCGTTGATAGAAGCGGTGGAGGCATACTTGCTGAAACGATAAGCGTCCAGCTCAGGGGCAACCTGAGTGCGGATAAACTCACTGGCCAGTGTGCCGAAAGCCATGCCGAGAGTTTCCTCGTCGTCCATGCGGTCAATCACGAAGCCGCGCCCGCGCTCAGTAGCGAGGGTCAGGGTTTCCCATGTGCCCACAACCTGACCAGCAGGATAGCCGCTAACACGGTCGTATGTGCCCAAGCCGATAGGGTCGGTCTTGAATACCTTCACCACATTTGCGCCGGCAAAGTTGACCGGTTTGGTCAAGGTGTCCATGCGAGCGGTGAGAGATGATAATTTGTAAACTTCATCCAAAATTGGCTGAAATTTCTGTGCTAAAACGAAAGATTGTGTCATTGTATAGTTTCCTTTCAACTATGCGGAATATCCGCGTTTATTGCAGTCCTGCCGCTTTTCTGGCGGCGATCACAACTGCGTCTTGGTTTTCGATGGGTTTGTTGCCACCGCCTGAAACAATCTTCGGCGTGGGAACGTCAGACTCGAACAGATAGTCATTTTCCGGTTTCACTTTTTCGAGCTGTTCCTTAAGCCCGACCAGCCCGTCATCGGTCAGCTTCAGGTTCGCCTCATCGAGCAATGCCCGAACCGCCTTGACGTTCTTGGCTTTGCTTGCCTTCAGCGCGTCCGACAAGGCGCTCTCATAACGCACCTGGTAGACCTGCGCCTCAGCGTCCTTAGCGGCTTGTTCGGCTTTCGCCTTCCAGTCGTCGGCACTCTTTTTCACGCCCTCGATGTCCAGCGCCTTGAAGCCGTCAATAGCTTTAGCGGCTTCTTCCAGTTGGCTCTTCAGCCCGTCACGCTCGGCTTCGGTCGCGCTGATCTTGGCTTTGTTCGCCTCAATGTCGCGCCCGTGTAATGCCATAATAGAGTCAATGGCTTCCTTTTCCAGTCCGAGCTTCTCAAGTTCTTCGCGTTTCATTTGTTACCTGTCCTTTCGTGTTCCACCTTTACGGCCACTAACGCAGTGCCATTCGTAGGTGCTGCCTCTTTACGCTCGCAGTCAGCATAGTTTTTTGCGATAAAAGCGGATAACCGCTCATAATGCCTTCATTTTGCATACACGCGCTCCCATTCATAGCGCCGTTCTAATCCAGTTTGTTTAGTAAATTCACGTAAGCGATATTGCCAGTCCTTAACTTTCACGCCAGCCATCGCGTGCTCTTCGCCTAACCCAGCCGCCTCGAACATGGCAGCCCGGCGCTTCCAGTCCCGCACGCCGCGCTCTAAATAACGCTGCTGTTGGGTCGCCTCGTATAGATCCATTTGCCGCCCGTTGTACGTGACTTGCGTGTTGTTGACGCGGTTTAGCTCTGCTTGCGTGTAAGCGGGCTTTTCGTAGCCCTCGAAAAATAAAAAAACGCTGTGACGACACGACCAGCCAAGTAAGCCCGCCCCCGTGCCGTAGCCGGTCGTTTCCCTGAACGGCGCGTACTTCGCGTCACGTCCGCTTATGCTGTAAACCTTGCCCTGCCAGCTCTCATGGTTAGCAGGACCAACGCCCTTGTTCCTTGCTCCTGGATGCGCACTCACTTCAACGTAATCCGTGCCAACCTCATTAGCCAACTGGAGCGTCATGTCGCCACTCGCCTGGTTGACCGCCGTCCATACGTTGCGTTTGATCGCCACATCCGCCTGCTCCATGCGCCCCGTGTTCGGGTTCGTCACAAGTAAAGCGTTCTGCGCCAGACTCAACACACCCTGCTTGACCGCTTGATCTATCCCAAGTGTGCCCGTTGTAATCGCAAGGTAAGCATCATCCGCCGCCGCAATAAAAGCGAGTTCCGCCTGGTATGCCACCGAGCGGGTCAGGTTTTGGAGTACCACGTTCGTTCTGGCAAACACGGCATTCACCGCGCCGGTTAGAACGTCCGAGGTTGCGAGTTCGGGCACCTGCAATCCTAATTTTCCTATGATCGCCGCGTCGGTTTTAATGCTTTCAAATCCCGCACGCGCAAAGATAAGGCGCAATTCCTTTTCCGTATACCCTGACAATTTGGCAATTCGAGTCACAATATCGCTATAAAGTTTGTCTGTGGCGATCTGTTTGCTCATGTACCACAGTGCGGGATTTAGGGTGTTTCCGCCCCTTAGAAGCAAGGCTAATGAACTGGCTGAATCGCGCAAGACGTGCATGTAGAACGCCTCTAAGCGAGATTCCAACGGATTCAAAAGCGCATCCACCCTATCAAAAAGAATCATGCGGCACTTCTTTTCATCCAACGTACCTTCTGTGTTTCACTCATTTTCGCGCGTGTTTCGTCTGACGGGTGCTTACCGAAATTCGCCTCGCTTAATTTGCATTTGTGTTCCTCGGAAAGTATGTAGCCTTTTCTTGCCGCGCTAATTTTTGCGCACGTTGCCTCGGAGTGGTGTTTACCAAGCATGTTGCCCAACTGGCCTTTGTTTGCTTCACTTATTTTTGCACGCGTCTCTTCGGATAAATGTTTGCCGAAGTTAGGATGTCGCTCGCCCTTTCGTGCCGCACTCATCTTTGCCCGCGATTCATCCGACAGACGTAACCCCTGCATATTCGCCGTAGCACATACCGCAATGTTGTAAGCAGGTTTCAAGTTGTCAAGTAAAACTTGCTCATAATACAGTTTATTTTCGATACTGCATAACAGTAAAACATTGAACTCGAATGCTTGTTCGCCATACTTGTTATAGGCATGTTGTAGATGACTATTACAGTGCTTGTTTCTTGCTAACTCGCTGTGATGACAATGTATGCGGTGTCGTAAATCACTTGAACTCCCGATGTAGTAATCGCCGGTTAGAGTGTTCTTGATTTGGTATATGCCGCAGTTACTACTCATTTATTACGCTCCAAACACGTCCGTTGGCGCTTCCGCCCGTTGCTGTTGTAGCCATGACAAAGCCGTTGCCTCGTCAAGCCCATAATTACGCTGTAGGAAAATCGACTTAGGCATCAAGCCCATATTGACTGCCTGTCGGTCGGTTTGCATTTGCGCTTCCTTGTCCACGAGGATGCTGTCATCAAACTCGAATGCCAGCGCGTATGCGCCCTTTGGGGCTAAGTTGTATGCTGAAGCGTAAAAGTCACATACCTCAATCAGCCGTTCCAATGCCGTTCTCAAGTTGCGTTGAATGTCGCGGATTGTAGAGTAGGTGCGTTGTTTCGAGCCCATAATCTCAGTGGCGGTCTTGGCAACCAGTTCAGGGTCGCTCAAAGTGCCGTATGCCAGCCCGCAAGCCAACTCAATCCGGCGGTATAAGGCGGATAAACCGTTCAGGAAGTTCTGCTCACGTAGGGTCGGCGTCCATTCCTTGAACAGGTCGCCCTCGCCCACGTTGCCGGTCGAGTTCAAAGCGCGATAGAGTCGCTTGTCAGGCAATACCAGGTCGCCCGCGTCCGTGCGCTTGAATGCCACCACATCGGCGTACAATGCCCGCTTGCCAGACTCGAACTCCCACAAGAAACCTGAGTGCATCTTGTCAGCCTGTTCGATAAGCTCCACCGCCCGCGAATAGCACGACACGCCCAACGGTGAGCCGGTGTCATTCGGATCGCCACCAGGTGCTTTGAAGTAGCTGAATAGCAATTTGTCGCTGCCTATAATCGTAGCAACCGGCTCTAAGCCAGCCCAATCTGCTACCACGCCCAACGGTGCAGGTCTGCCCAACTGGTTCGGATTGTCCGATTCAAACGCGCGGTTGGTGACCGTGTAAACGCCACTCTCGTTGATGTCGTGCGACTCTAATTTCGTGTACGTCTTTTTGCCAATCTTGCGCTGCTCAACGAAAACGGCGCTCGTAATCTCGCCAGATGAGTCGAACCTTACCGGATAGAACGCGTCAGCAGGAATGACCGAAACAGCGATGTTCTTGCCGTCAGGAACGGGTTTCCAGACCATACCGCCCAACGCCAGCCCGACCTCCAAGTCGCTTCTAACGTCGTCCACAATCGGCTGAATTTGCGCTTGCAACCACTTGGCACGTGGCGACCCGTCAATCTCAAGTAGCATCTCGGACGTGGCAGCGCGTGATAACTCGGATGCAACGGTGGCGGAGAGGTTTAGTGAGAACGTGTCCTCATTGTCCACCCATGACGGAGAATTACGAAACATAGAGGCCCACAACGAAATTTGTTCTTGTTGAGCCGCTGTGGGGGAAATGTCAGAGCCTATTGCCTTGATAATTTCGTCACGTGAAAACATACGCTTTACCAGTCCTTTCAAATCAGCCCAAACGTCAGCGATCCAGCTCATTAATTGCCCGCCTTATCTGCATAACGCCAAATAAATCCGCCGGCTGTGTTATGCTTGCCTTTACAACACATACAAATACTGGAGCGATTGATTCCTAATTGTTTTTCAGCCTCAGCGAGACTTTTGAATTTTTGGACAAAGTTGCCAACTGTATCCATTTGAATAACTGCTTTTGTTCTTGAACATTCAGTTGAGCACGTTAATGTGTTTTTATGTTTATTTGTCGTGAACGCCTTACCGCATACCACACATTCACGCACAACATCGTCTAACCCACTATGATGCCGCCATTTGGCTGCGCAATTGTGAGAACAAAATCTCCCAAACTTTGCTTGATATTCTTTTCCGCATTGTTCGCAAATCGAAGTATGCTTTTTGTTTATTACATCCTTGTATTTGTTGCAGTTATTTCTTGCCCATTCACGCCCTTGATCCGTCTTATGCCATAGTCGCGGCCAGAAATAATCTCCTGAATTGACGGCATAAGGAAGCATGTTGTACTCCGGGTGAACGGTATCTAAGTAATATTGCTCACGCTCCCTTAATGAAGATTTTTCGCAAATCTCAAGGATGGAAAACAAAAAACTACCTTCTCCGTATTTTTCCCACGCACCCTGAAGATGAACGTTGAAGTGTATTCCCTTGCGTAACTCTCTTTTATGTCTTCCCCATCGCTTACCAATAGACACAGAACTGCCTATGTAACAGTGCCTATTCACCGAGTTTGTTATTGCGTAAACACCCGTTACTTGAGTCATTATTTGCCAGCCCTTCGCCACATGAGGTTTAATGCGTATCTTGTGCTATCGATACCGTGGTTTTCCTTGTCTGGGAATTGGCTGATATAATCACCGTCCCGTGTTTGCTCATACTCGTAGTTGGCAAATTCTTGCGCTGTGTAAGGGCACCTAACAGGATCAATAACGATTTTTGCTCGGTTTTGAAGCCAAGAAATGCTATACCTAACGCTATCCGCACCCTTCTCAGCACCGCGACAATAAAGTCCATAAGCGAGTAAATCATCTATACTCTTTGGTTCTGCGCTATCAGCAATAATCAAATCCTCGCGCGTCAACTTAAACAACTTCTTTAGGTTTTCGGCAAGTTCGCGGTTACCCATGCCTTTAGCTCTAAACTCCTGAAATATATGAATTACTTCCTTTTTAGGGTCGTAACTCAAGCGCACAAAATGAAGCGGATCCATCGCATACCCAAAGTCAAGCCCTGAGTAGGTGTAATCAAACTTTCTAATCTCATCGTCTGTAATTGCACGCAATTCCACATTTGGGAATACTAGACCGCCGGTTTGATTAGGCACTCCAAGATATTCGTGTTCGTAGGCTGATGGATTAATTTGCTTAAGGTGTTCAGCTTCATCAAAAAACACTTGCCCAAGCCATTCGTGAGGCACAGAGAGATAGTCACTTCTATGCAAATACCGTGATGCTTTTGGCACCATCACAAACTTATTGGCCCACGACTGTTTTGTAGGAGGCGGGTTGAACGTCTTAAAGATGTAAGCAGTGTCAGTGCCACGAATGGCAGATTGCTCTATTGACCGCACGCTATTTTCGCCGTGGAAGGCGTCAAGTTCCTCGAACCATAGCAAGCCGATTGCTCCAAATGGAGGCTTAATTGACTTGATTTTCAAAGGGGAATCGGCGCCCCGAAAGTAAATCTTTTGCTTAGTCGGTTTGTACTCAATTTCCATAGGCGAAGTCGTGAACTTGTAAAGCTCCTCATGCCCTAACTCGCTAATTGCCCACGTAAGTTGTGAATAGACCGAGTCGCGCAAAGTGTTGCCAACTTGCCTTAGCGCAAGCCCATGCCACTTCGGATTGTTCTCAAGTAGCATAATGAACGCTAATGAGGCAAAACTTGACTTGGTTGACCCGCGCCCTCCGTAGAATACATACTCAGTATGTTTGTGCTCCAGAATGTCGCGGTAAACGTCGGCGAACGATGAGGCGATTTGTTCCGCCCCGATTACTGCTTTACGCTCGTCTGGTTCACTTCCGACTGTCATAAACTCGTTGTCCATTCTTGAAACAGCTTGCCCGACCAAGTAATCCGCTAACCACTTACGTGCGACTGCATCGCCGTTCTTGGCTTGTTTTTTTGCCTTGTCAACAATGTCAAGCCAATCCTGTTCAGAAATAGCAGAAACCGTGAGGTCATAGAATTTAATCTCACGTGTTTTAGGCATACGTCCGTTCGGATTTCCGGTATTGCCTTTGACAAATCTGCCTTTTGCATCTCTCTCTGTCATCCGTCAACAGCCTGCTATCACGCCTTCGCCCGTGCTTGAACATCCAAAACGATGCCGTCAACTTTCGTTTGTGCCAACATCGCCATTTGCGGAATTGCGTTCTCGCTCATGTCAAGCGTCAAGCGAACGCCACCGTCCGCCATCGTTTGAACCTTGTAGACAATCGCATCGAACCTGATTACTGCCTCTGCCACTCAAGCCTCGTTTTTGCCAGCATCCTGCGCCACGTCCACAGCACCTCGCGCCCACCCTGAAAGTCGGTAAACAGTCTCATTCGTCAAACTTGACCGGCACGATGCCAGCCGCTTCCAGTTGCGCAATAAGCCGCTTCGCCCATCGTCTCAATTTGACGTTGTCCGAAGCGATGTCGGCAATCTGCGCGCTGGTCGAGTTCTTGTACGCGTCAAACTCGTTCTGCAACGTTTGGATGCGGTTCTCAGACTCAACCTTGAACGCCTGGTATCTGCCTTCCTGCTTGTCAATCAAATCGTAGAGTTTCGAGATAGTATCCGCGTCCAGGTTCTGCTCGTCGTGTTTCTGCTTGCGAGTCGCGAAGAACAGCGCTATTGCAGACGAAATAAAGGTCAACGCCATAATTGCGTTATCAAGTGTCATCGGCGGTCCAATCTATTCAGTATCTGCAACGTCATCAACGCGTTAGCCGCAACCAGCGCCAATGTGAGCAGGATGCCCGACCTGACGAATATCTGATGCAGGTTCAAGCTGACGTTGAATAAGGCGCGGTAAATCGAATAGCTGTAATAGACCGCCCAATACAGCGCCATCAAACCCAGCGCGAACTTAATCCACGACTTGCGGTGCTTGAAGTATTGCGCGAACTCGGCATACGCCATAAGTAACGCCACGACCAAAATCGCGTACTTCTCAAGCTCGTACATCCAGCCCGTTGGCATGTTAGCCTTCGTCTAAGAATTTTTCGGTTGCCGACCGTGTTTCCGGCTTGTTGAACTCTTTCAGCACAGCCGCCTCGATAGCCGCGTCAATCAGGTCGATGTCCACGCTCACGTGCCGCGCTTCGAGCCATAGTTCGACGATCTGGATGGCGTACTGTTTCTTGTCCTCGATCAGTTGAGCAATGCCAGCCTGCTCCGCTGCCCGAACCGCCATCTTCGCGGCTTCTTCGAGCAAGTCCGTGATCTGCGGCGAGAACGCGTCCTTCGCCTGCATCCATGCCTTGCGTGCCAGCGCGATCACCAGCCCCACCACCGCAACCGCGAGTGGCGGCAATACAGCGATCAATACCGCTTCCAACACCTTGCTAAATACCGGCATCCAGTCCATTCAAAGCCTCCGTGAGTTATTGATTGTTATTTCGTTCAGAATAAAGGTGAGTTTCGGTTCGACACCCACGCAAACTTGTTAATGGTTTATCTGGTTCTTCACATTCGAGTGCATCCTGATAAGCCTCGTATGAAACTTCCCGATGGTTCTTTTCGTAGCTCCACTCTTTTTGGTACGACTCCATCCAGTCACATAACCAAACAGGCCAGTTTGCAGGGTCAAGCCCATATACTTGAGAACACGAATCGCACAATCTTCGTTCGACTCTGATACCAGCGCCACAAACACATTGTTTTCTCATGTTTCTCATATTCACGGCAATTCAAGCCTTACTATTATTAATTTTCGATAGTATTTGACTAATTCTGCCTTGTGAATACCCGAACATGACCCCAATTTCGGTTTGATTGTATCCAGCGCACCACAGGTACAAAATAGCTCGGTCGAGGTGACCGAGCTTGTCAATTCTGCGTTGCGCGTCGAGTTTATTGTCAATTGCGTCCGTGCTGCTATTCGTTGCGAACATGTCATCCAAGTTCATTCCGCCTCCAATGCCTTCCTGACCATCTCAACAGCCGCGCCGCTCTTGACCGCATTGCCGTCGAAGTTCAGCACGCGCCAGCCAGCCAGTTGCGCCAGGTTCGCCTTCTCGTAATCCCTGCGGATGCCCAAACCGGTCGAATGCCCTCCGCGTGTGAACGTGCCACCGTTTACCTCGATGAGCAACCGCGCCTCACGAAAGCAGAAGTCGAAGCGGAATTTTCTGCCGGGCACGGCAACCACCTCCCGCTCCGGCTCTGGCAGTCCCAACGCGCGCACCTGAAACAGGAACGTGTCCTCAAGCGTGCTGGTCATTGTTCGCTCCAGTCGCCTTGTAACGAAATAATCTTGCGTTGCATGCTTTTGTTTTGCGCCAGATCGTCAGCCATCTCAATCAATTCCGTGTCGGCAATAAGCCAGCCACGATCCGCGCACTCCGCTTTCAACAACGCCTGCAAGAGCGCTCTCGTCTTCGATTCAATCTCAACACATTCGCCAGTATCATGTCGGATTAGGTAGCGCATCAGCGTCCGCCTCCTGTCTTGCGGATGGTGTGCGTGTCCTCAACCTCGATCTCACCAGCCGACTGCAACAGCGCGAATACCAACAGCCCAACGTTCGCGCCAACGAAGATGCCAACGACCAAGCCGGAAAGGAAGCTCATCGCGCCCGCCATTCTGCAACCGCCGCGCGCCAGCAGATTTCAGCAAGCTCAACAATGGAGTTTTCTGTGTCGTCTTGGTTTAGCAAAATATTGCCAGCGGGTATCATCCGCTCGACCATCCGCTCCGCTTTCAACGCGCGTTTCTTGTAAGCGATTGCCTCATCCGCCATCGACGCATTATCTTTCAGATACAGGCTCAACGAATACTCGGCTGTTGCCAACTTGCGCCGCAATTCCTGGTTGTCAATCCGCTCCGCTTTCAGCGCGTCCTTGCATTTCTTGGCTTTCATTCCTCCACCTTCGCCTCTCGCTCAATCAGCAGCTGCGCCGCTTGCACGAAGTCCTCAAACTGCTTCTTCGTCAGCCACCACGCCTCAAGCTCGGCAATGCGGGATTGTAGACGCTCGATTTCATCAAGCATTTCAAGTTGAACTGGAATGCATATGTATCTCTCAACACCTGGCTCGGTTATTGATTCTCTCGCTTCGGCTAT